TTTAGCTAAAGCAATTAATTCATTTACTGTCATTTTTTTTCATCTTCCTTTCTTTCTAAAATATCCGGGATACTATTGTTGTTTTTATCAACAAATAACTGCAAAAGAAAACTAATTGCGGCAACTGTTGATGCTCCAACAAATACAGTAAAGAATGAAATAATAATTGGTAAATCTGCTATATTTTGTTTAAACAGGTTATAAAACCAACCATAAATAAATAAAATAGTAAAGCCGAGATATACGCATATCATATACCAAACCATTAGTTTAATATACTTGTTGCCTATAGCGTTTGGTATTTTACCATATAACTTTTTCATCCAAGCTAATATTTTATCTTTCATCTTTACTATACCTCCATTATACAAAATTTAATAAATATTGTCAAGCTAAAAAGAATATCACAATTAATCTATAACAATCTTGAAATTAAGTGTTTTACCGACACTATTCATTAATAAATCTATTATTGGAGCTGTCTCACTAGTAGCCATTGAGCCTGAATATGGATATGTAAAATATGTTAAGATCGTTTTAGGAAATACTACTGAGTTATTAGATGTATCATATACTGTTATTGTATGTCCCCCATAGTTACCGTAAATATTAATGGTAGCTACTTGATAATCAGTACCTGCAACGCCAAATTCATAATAAATATCTTCTGCTACAAAATTATAAAAAGATAAACCTGTAGTATTACTTGTTATACTTCCAAATCCACTAAAATTTTTTGAAAATCCATATAAATTTATAACTTAAATATCATCAGGCATTTCATTACTAGTAGAATAATCTCCTACTTTTACCGCTATATTCCCGCTTACTAAGCTATCGATATAACATAATTGAGCTTTACCATTAGTATCTCCAATATAAACTTTTTTGACTTTTCTTGCAACGCCATCTACACCAACATATAATGATTTAACTTTTCTTGCTTTATTATCTACACCTACATAAATAGATTGTGTCATTATATCACCTTACTCATATACGCAGTAAATTCTTCCAGTTGCTAAAGAAGAAGTTCCTGCGGTTAAATCTGTCGTACCATATTGTACTTGTTCGGGTATTGTTATGTCTGCACTACCATCAAAGGCTATACCATTAATTGTTCTAGCTATCTCTAGTTTAGTTGCTGTATTAGCATTTCCTGTATAATTACTTTTGTTTATAGACGCTAAAGTAGCGTCGTTTGTATCCAACCAAACAAGAGGTTGTCCATCTTTTATTCTAATTTCATTATTAAATTTAGCAGCTACATCTACTGTAAAAGCATAATTAAAATTAGTATAATAATTAAAATTAACAGTCTTATTAAAACTCTTTACCCCTGTAATTGTTTGTGTTGTATCAATTGTTACCATATTAAGTAGTTGATCAGCGATATCGGCTATATCTAAAGTACCTGTATTTATAACTCTACCAAAGGCTTGAACTACAGCTAATTTAGTTATTGTTTTAGGTTTAACTTCGCTGCCAGTATGCTCAGTTTCGACTGAACGAGAGGCGTCGAAATCTATTTTCCAAATATGATTAGCACCACTATCATTAATAACATGAATATGACGAGAAACAGTTTCGGTAAAAGCACCAGAAGTATTAGGAGGTTCTGGCGCAAATAGTTCCCTAATAGAACCAGTAATATTTCTTTGGGTATCTGTACTAAACTTATTAATATTCTCAGCTGTGATAACAGGTAATTCAATAACTCCAGCTTTAGGTAATCTAAAAGTAGTTGAACCATCACCCGAAGAATAATAATTATTTACTACTCCTTCATTAGCAGATAATTCAGCTTGCCACTGTTCCTCGGTCAATAATAAAGACGGATGCTTTTGAACAAAATCCCATAAATCTTTATAAACACTACGACTTACAATTTGTCCATCACGAATTAGTTGACCACTATCTAATTCTGAATAAGGTACATAGTATTCAAATCCTACAGGTAATTCAATACCATTTGATATGTTAAAGTTTACAAATTTTTCGCCGTCATAAATTTTTACACCTGACATGATTAATCCTCCTGTAAAATTGATTGTACTTCTTCTTCTGAATAACCAATAGTAGCTAATTTACAATTAGGATTATACTTATATTCGTATAAGTATCTTTCATCTAATTCTTCATTATACTCAATTCTTTGATTTTTCTTTAAAACAACTTCTTCATTTTTTAGTAGTTTATCAATAAAAAACCAATCATATTGAGTATCTAATAAAGCCTGAAAATCTTTTTTCCAAAGTTCTTTTGGAAAATAATTACGAACATATTCATAATCTTCTTTTGTTTTTAGTGCTTTTGGATAACCATACATAATAATCCTCCTAACTAAATGAAAAATATTTCTTTGGTTGGATAATAGTAGTGATAAATGGAAGGTTATCTTTATACTTTTCAAGTTGGTCTTTTAATACACTTGAATTAGTAAATAAGACTTTTCTTTCATCATCTACTTCTATTTGCATTTGAATATAAAAACCATCTTTTTCAATTTTACTTTTCTTAACTTGAAAAGCTAAAACTTTAATTTCTTTATTCAACACTTTTGATATTTTAATCTTTTCGCCGATAAATTTTTCTTCGGCAAAATCACTAAATTTGTTCATTAACAGAACCTCCTATAGATTCTTTTAATTCATTTAGTTGTAAGGAAATTTGAAGGTTATATGTATTAGCCCATTTTAACCAGCCTGAAATACTTCCAATAACAGATAAAGCTCTATCATTAGTAATTTTCTTTTTAGCCAATTCCCATTTTAATCTCCGGATTCTTTTCTTCATTCTTTTAGCTGTAGTTTTACGAACAAGAATATATCCAGACGAAAAATGCCTATAACCTAAAAAATCTATTCCCTGAGAAGTCGGGAATAAATTACATTTACTTAATCTTAATTTTAAAATATTTTCAACATAATCTTTGATTTTAATAGCCATTTCTTTTAATAAAGCTTTATCATTAGAAAATAAAAGAAAATCATCACAATAACGAATATAACATTTAATCTTATTATCATGTTTCATAAACATATCTAATTCGTTTAAATATAAATTTCCAAACCATTGACTAAGATAATTACCAATAGGAATATTTGTTTCTCCATCAATACTATCAATAATGGTATCTAATAAATTTAAAGTGCGTTTACATTTTATTTTCTTACGAATAATTAATTTTAATATTTCATGATTTATAGATGGATAAAATTTATTAATATCACATTTTAAACAATACTTATTTTTGCGAACAAATTCCATACATTTTTGACTTCCTTTATGTTGACCTTTACCATTTCTACAAGCATAACTATCAGAAATAAAAAGGTTATCCCATATAGGTTCTAAAATATTCATTATAGCGTGATGAACAATGCGATCTGGATAAAATGGAAGTACATAAATTGTTCTTTCTTTTGGTTCATAAATTTTCTTTGTTCTGTATTCAGCTGTTTTGTAAGTACCATTAATTAGACTTAATCTTAATTCTTCAATTAAATTATCCAAATCTTTTTCAACACGAATAACTTTTTGTTGCCAGCTTTTATGTTTTTTAGCTTTTTTATATGCTAATAAAAGATTATCTTTGTCTACAATTTTGTCAAATAAATTATTATGTCTTTTCATTATTAAAAATTGAAGCAATGACGTTCGAATTAACTACTAACCACTGCTTCACCCTTTTTCGTATTTTGCTTTTCAGCAAGGTCAATGTATCAGCCGAGGGTTAGCCGCACCTGCTAATTTTCCCCGTATCCGACGTACTGCGTGCAGAGTAATTGGAATTGACATTAGACGAGCCATTATTACAATTGACAGAACGAGAACTGCAATTCGAACTGTTATTCCAGTTAGCGCCCAATAGCAAAACTGAAAAAACTGCCAGCTACTGAAAAATACATTAACCTAGTTAATATTATACACTAAAAAGTTAGCTTTGGCTAGTATGAAATACTAGCCACCGTTTTCCTCGTAAAATAGTTCCCTCGGTCATTAGTTTAAATTCGTGACAACCCTCGGCTCCGACGCACCGCGCGCAGAGTACCTGGAATCGACACGAGACGAGCCAACAGAACAATCGACAGAACGAGAACCGCAACGCGAACCGTA